CTAATGTAGCACCATTAACTGTTTTACCAGCAACAACATTAGTTAAGTTCTCTGATGCAGAACCCGAATAATCTACTGCCGACTGTATTGGGCCATATCCTACAGCCTTTGGAAATACATTCTCTGCTCGCTGAAGTCCATTTGTAGTGCCTGGTTGATCAGGAGTCCATTCGCCAAACGATATTCTACTTATTGCCATGTCTCAGTTCCATTCGTCTGATTTGTCCAAGTCGTACTCTCAATAGCTACTGCTGTCCAAGTTTCTGCACCTGTAGTCTGGCTTGTCCATGTAGTACTTTCAATACTCATTGCCGACCAAGTTTCTGCACCTACAGTCTCATCGCTCCACTCGTCACCCATTACCCTACCGTTACAGATAACTACAGCATTACCATTTATTACACCAATACCTGAGAAAACTGCATTGCCATTTACAACTACTAAAGCCTGACCATTTACAATAGCTTCTGCATTATATTGCACCCCACCAAGGCATACAACCGTTGCTGTACCATTTATATCACTAGAGCTTGTGCGTGTCCTAATTGCATCTGCAACAACCGTTCCTGTTCCTGTTATTGCGCCCTCAGCAGTTCTTATTCGTATTGCATCTGAGACTACTGAGCCTGTTCCATCAATCGCTGCCTCACCATTACGAATAGCAAATCCATTTGCTACTACATTTGCATTACCATCTATTGCACCATCACCATAAAGAACACAAGTATTTGGTGAGTTCCATATCGGATCATCAAAGCTAATTGTTATCTGTTCTAATGTTCCAAATAAATCAATATCATCAATTGTAAATGGGCCACAATAATCTGCTGGCATTATGCAAGTGTTACTGTCAAACTACCTGAAGTTATCTTAAAAATATCGCCTGTATCAATCGTTTTTGAGGTATTTAAAGGTGAATGATAAAGAAGATTACCAGTTGTTAATGCATCAAAAATACCAATATGTGTTACTGTGCCATACCCTGCCGTTGCCTGTGGATATGTAATATCAGCAGTTGTAGTTGATGCACCATTACTAGGCGCACCAAATGTCGCAGCTTGTCTGGCATAAGAGCCACCACTTACTTCCGTTCCTGAACCTGCGTCTGTTGGGTCAGCAGTATGTAAACTAACATAGACAGCAGCAGGTGCAGTAAAAGTTGTCGCTCGTAATGTGCCATTGATTAGCGCATTTTCAAGATAATTACTTATTTCTGACATGATAAAATCCTTTTAAGTTATCTTCATTTGTAAGGGTATACCCGAATACTCGCCACCTTGGTCTGCATCAGAGATATTCTTAATTGCTCGATCATATAAGGTTGCCCATAACTGTGACCTAGCATCGTTAATTAAATAAGGTTCTGCCTCTATCAATGAGGCATAAAGAAGTGCATCAGGATAGTTTGCTAGGAATACATTTGAGGCATTAGCACTTGATAAAAATGTAGGCTTTGCATAGTATAGAATCTCTAATGTGTAGGCTGCATCTGGTATCGGTGCAAATTTAAACTCTGATGCTAGGATTGTATAGAATACAGGTAGTCCAATAATGTCAGCCCTAGCCTCTCTTGAAAATGCACTAGGAGACATATAAGTCAATGGCCTTCTAGGATTACCTTGAATAAACAAATCACGAATCTCTAGGAAGTCTGTAGGCAATGCAACCTTAGCATCGTTTGCTATCATTGGTGCTGTTGCTGAATTTAACATTTGTCGAGTTCTTAACTCTCTGCCTAATCGCAGTTCTGCAAAGCGAATAAAGTCAGGAATCTCTGTAGTTAAATCACTACGACCTAAGTAACTAGCGACTGATGCCTGTAAGTCTGTATAGTTTGTATAACTCATATTTTCTTCTCTATGTTATCCCACGAGTATGTGTATGCGCCAATATGCTTTATCTCCATTGATAACTCATGGTCTACCCAAGTAGTAATCCCAGCATCCCTAGCCTTTATACAAAAATATATATCTTCACCCAAAATATTATTATTAGGCAATTGCTCAAAGTAAAAATAAGGTTCTTCTAACTTAGCGATTACATCAGCTTTAATCATCATTACCCCACAACCTATCCCATCGACTTGACTAATACCTGTCATTACATTGGAATAAATCGGTAGCCAAGTACAACTACCATCTTCTTCTATCTGCAAGTTCTTTGCCGTTGGCTTAACTGGCTCACTTCGAGTCGTTGCATTAACTCCAATAATATCTTTATCATGTGCTAGTAAACGCATGATCGTATCCTTTGGGAAACGCATATCTGCATCTATAAACACAATGTAATCACATTTTGCATCAATTGCCGTATGAACTAGTTTATTTCGTTGATCAAATATTAATGTTCCTGCGGCTGTATAAATATCTAAATCATGGTCTGTAGCCTTACACATATAACCAACCATCGCTGCTAAGTCAAATGCAGTTTGCACTTCCATCTGACCTCTTGCCGGTATACATATTGCAAATCTCATACATTACCACCACGAGTACGGAATACACGATTCTCAGGAGCATTTAACCACTTACTCAAAGCCTTGGGATCTGTAATGTAATAACCTCTCATAATACCTAATTTATTCAAATCTTCAATTATTAGGGGAGGCAATTCTGCTATCTTATTTCTTGGATCAAGAGGTTTATCACCCCAATTTGTCTTACCACTATTATCATTAAACTGTCGCTTAGTATGTTCTGCAAAATCACCCATTTCTGTTTCAGAGTGAATAACAATACCGCCTTCACCATCAGCATGAGCTGTTCTGGTTATGCCATTCATACTTCCTAAATTACCTCTTTTACCTAACATTTGCTCTCCAAAAATAGGAGTAGGTTTCCCTACCCCTAAGTCTTAATTAGCTCAAATCAAATACACCACCATGAGCTGCTTCATTGCGAACCTCTAGGGTCAATTCTGCCAAGATTTGTGTCTTGTCATTATCACCTGATTTTGCGAGTTCATTCGTTTGGAATGGTCGCAAATAAGCCAATGCTGCATACTCTGGATCGAGTATGAGTGCATCACGAGTACGCATGAAACGATTTGGAACAATCTGTAGTACACCAAAGTCAGACTGATACAAATCAGCACCAGCTAGGATAGTTGCCTGTCCATTAGTAGGTACTTGATAACGCTGTGCAGACAAACCAGTAAAGCCTGATACAACTTGCTTCTGTGCAGGACTTACAAACAAGGCTGCTGGAGTACCACCGCTAACGAATACTTTAGCGATAACATCTTTTAGCAATGTTTCTGTAAATGTCCTAGTTGTACCATCTGTACGAGTAGATACACCAATTGTTGTTGGATCAGCACCAGCAGTTGTACCAGAACCCTTGTTTGTGTTCGTCTTAATATAACTCAAGAGTGAACCCATTACACGAGCAGTTGTAGCACTTGTACCGTTTGACTGACCTTGGTTAGCAGTAATGATCGCCTCAATATCTCGCTTGATTTCTGAACTAGCCTTAGCTAATTGATAAGCCTTTTCAGACTTACGACCAGCCTTATCTACTGCTTCTAGAGTACCTGATACTTGTACTGTCTTACCTACAATTTGCGTAAAGTTACCAATACGGACTGTTGGGATTACAGTAATTGAAGTAGCATCAGCACCTTCGATTAATGCGTTTGCAGTAGTTGCAGCAGCTAGAGTATCAGTCTGCCACTCGTGAAAAGTACCAGTAGCCTTACTCTTACCAATCGAATTCATAATTGGTGTATCAGTTGGTGAAATACTATAAATTACATCGCTTAAATCTTCTCGTGCGCCTATCGCACTATATCTGTCAAATGTTGGCATTTTAATTCCTTATTATAAAAATCGTTCGAATAACTTTGCAGCGTCTTTCTTGTTTCCAGATTGTCGCAAACGCTCAAAGTCCTTTTTTTGTCCTTCTTGGTCAGAACTCTTAGGGTTAGAAGTTCCTGGTCTTAATGTCTTTGGTGCTGACTGTACTTTCTTTAGTGTGCCTGATTTACCAGCCACTAATTTGTCATACATCATGCTCTTATAAAGAGCTGTTACAGCTCGGCTATCATAAACTTGGCTTAGTTCTTGGTCTGAGAATCCAATAGATTTCGCATATACACGAATGTCTCTACGAATCACCTCAGCCTTTGCCTCATCCTTGAATTCAGGAATCAGATCAACTAGCTTTTGTTGCTCCTGTTGTACATGAGATTGCAATACTTGGCTCTGTTGTTGTGCCTGTTCTTGCTGTACTCTCTGTCTTTCAGCTCTGATAGCTTGAAGTTGTTTTTCCTTTTCACTACGATCTGCTACGGCAAGTGCATAACCAATCGGATCATTTTCTCTGAGTTGTGTTAAATCCTCAGTACCCGACTGTTGTTGTAGCATCTGCTCAATAACTTGGAGTCGTTGTGCGTAAGTATCACGAACCTTGGCTGTTTCTGCAATCTTACTGCGCTCGGCTTCTACGGCTTTGCGCTGTTCCGCTAAAGATTGCGTCTTTTTCTGATAATCGGCAGTTCGACTGTATCCGTTCAAAAGCTCATCAAGGCTTACCTCCAACTCCTCACCGTTAGCTTTCACTCGGTATTTGGGAGACTCCTCTACTGCTTCTTCTTCGTATCCAGCATCATCCGCACTTGCATCATACTCTTGGGCTTCTTCACGATCTTCTGGGTGAGCTTGCGCTTCCTCAGATTGTGGCTCAATCATAGACATAAATGCGTTAGCTGCACCGCTTATCGATCCATCTACACTCCCATTTGGGTTGGTGTTTTCGCTCATTTTATTACCCTTTTTTCATTGTTAAAAAACTTTAAATCGCTTCTTTTCAATTTGTACTTGTTGCACGAGTGATTGTAAAGAGGCTTCTAATTCTTCAATCGCCCTCAGTTTTACTAATGCTCTCTCTCGACCTTCAACATCATCATCAGCAGAACCAAATATTACCGACTTATAAAAATCCTTCTGTGCTGTCAAAATCTCAACAAAGAACTCATCCCTCAATAAATTGTTTGCTCGTTCTGCCTTATTCATTGCATCCCCATCTCAGCAGCCTTTAACTGTGTTTCTGCTTGAAACTTAGCAGTTTGCAGTTGTAATTGTGCTTCAGCCTTCTCACGCTCTAATTGTATTTCAGCAATTGCTTTTTCTCTAGCCAATTGTATATCTGCCTGTGCTTTTGCTTGATCTTGTGCAATCTTAGCCTGAGTCTTGGCTTGATCACCTTGAATCTGTGCTTGAACCTGTTGCGTATAAGCAACTAATGCAGGATCTTGCTGTGGTTGTTGTGGTTGTGGGTTAGATAACATCTGATCCATCTCAGGAGTAATCTCTTTAAAGAACTCATTAGAATCCTTATACCCTGCTGCCTCAATAAATCTACCTAAAGTCTGTCTATACTGTCCCATTGAAACTAATGGATTAGCTGGCCCTTGAGTCTGCAATATCTGCTCTTGCTTCTGTAGAACCATTGCAGCCATCGCCATCTGCTGATCTTTGTTACCAGTTCCTAGTCCTACATTCACAGTCATATCATAAGCATTTGACCACTCTCTAGGATCAATAGCTATATATTTACCTCGTAGACGGATTATTCTTTCCTTGTCTTGGTACTTACACAATAACTGGAATATACCTTGGAATAAGTCTTTAACTCCAGTATCAGCAAAGATTCTAGCAATCATTTCAATACGACCTGCGCCTGACTGTTGCATCGCAACAATAGCTGTAGCCGTAGTGTTTGCTAGGATACTTGGATCTAATACCTGTCCAGCGTTGGCTATACCAGACCGCTTTTGCAATACAGAATCTAAGTACTCCAACATCGGGAATGAACTGCTCGCAGTTGGTGGAACTGTTAATGGTTGCACAGCTCCTTGAGTTTTCATGCGAACTATGCCATTCGGTGCAACTGTTAGCAAGTCATCCATATTCACTTGACCATCAATCGCAGTCATTCGTGGCATATTCGTTAGATACATATTATCTAAAATCTGCCTAGTAATCGTAGACTTGATTAACTGAATATCCATACTTCTATCTGCTAAAGATTGACCAAAGAACTTATGTGGCATAGGAATAGGACAACAACTTGCAAAAGGAATATGATCTACTTCTTCATTGTCTAGTATCTGATTACCGGCATAAGTAATCTTTCTTAGTTCTGCAATGCCATCATCGTCATAATCTGTACGAATGTAGCACTCATAAACCTCAATCTCTTGCATAGAGAAGTCTAAGGACTGCGCCTCATCAGGCATCTCGCCTCTGTCATATCTAGCAATGCGCTCAGGTGTAAAGGTTAAATCAGAGTAAGCAGGTAAGTCATCTACTACATCTTTTGAGTAACCAGCAGCAATTAAGTCTGATCTAGTAATGTTTATTCGATGCGCTACAAATCTTGCATCCTTGATATTCTTATCTCGCTTACTTATTAAGAACTCCTCTGGTGGTACATTGTCAATCTTAACTCTGCCAGATTCCTTCTTCTTCATAACTACAACATCGTAAGAGTAAATAGGCTCAATCATCATGCCCATCGGATCAATGCTTGCTGGACTTATCTCATTAATGTTTTGGCTGACTAACTCC